TATATGAATAACCTTATGAGGTATTTATGGAAAATCTACAATCAAAACTAGAGCAAATAGAATCAGCTATCGCTAGAGGCGTATTAAAGGTACGTCATGGGGAAGAAATGGTTGAATACCGCTGCCTTAGCGAAATGATTCGTATTGCTAACCGCTTAAGAGAAATGATTTCGAAAACCTATAACCACAAAACCATTCAAATATCAATTTCAAAAGGATTATAATTATAAATCTGTTTACAAGTATTAAATCATTTATCTTTCACAAACCTAACCAGAACAAAACAATCTATTACCGTAATTACGAAGGCGCCAGTAAGAGTAAAAGGACTGAAAACTGGATCACATCTAGTTCATCATCAAACTCTGAGCTAAAAGGTTCATTATCATTACTTCGTAACAGAGCTAGAGACCTTGTTAGAAACGACCCTCATGCATTTAGAGGTATTCAAGCAATTGTCAGCAACACCATATCAACAGGTATTATTCCCCAAGCTAAAGGCATTAACCAAAAAGCCCAGAAACTAGATGAACTATTTAAACTATGGGGAGATACCACCCTTTGTGATGCAGATGGTCAACATGATTTCTATGGTCTGCAATCTCTTGTTATGAAAACAGTAGCCGAATCTGGCGAATGTCTGATCAGAAAAAGGCGAAGAAGATACAGTGATAACACTACTATACCAATTCAACTACAAGTAATTGAACCTGATTACCTAGACTCTTCAAAAGAAGGAGTTACTAGAAACGGTAATCGCATAGTTCAAGGCATTGAGTTTAATAAGATAGGCAAGCGAGTAGCTTATTGGCTCTATAAGGATCATCCTGGTGATAGTTCTCTTACCACCAATAACTTTTCCTCAATTAGAGTACCAGCTTTTGACGTGTTACATATATATAGGGTAGATCGACCTGGACAAGTAAGAGGAATGTCCTGGTTAGCTCCAGCTTTGATTCCTATAAAAGAACTAAGCGATGGATTTGATGCTGAGCTGGTTAGAAAGAAAGTGGCAAACTGTTTTGTTGCTTTCGTTTACAATAGTGATGGAAATTCAGACAAGAAATTCATTGATAAAACTCTACAGCCCGGAACACTTCAAAGATTAGATCCCGGAGAGCAAATAACTTTTAGTAATCCTCCTGAAATAGAAGGGTTAAAAGACTTTTCCAAAATTCATCTGCAAAGAGTAGCTGCTGGCCTTGGTATTACCTATGAAGTTCTAACCGGTGATTTATCTAATGTTAATTTTTCTAGTGGTCGAATGGGATGGATAGAGTTTCATAGAAATATCAAGCAATGGCGATGGCAATTAATCATCCCTAAAATGTGCGCTCCTATTTGGCACTGGTTTTTAGAAGGAGCAGAGCTATTAGGGTATGACACTCAAGGAGTTGGTGTTACTTGGACTCCTCCCAGAAGAGAGATGATTGATCCTGGTAAAGAAATATCTGCAATGAAAAGCGCTATTAGATCTGGATTAATGAGCCTGTCAGAAGCTCAAAGGCAATTAGGCTATGATCCTGAAGATATTCTAGATGAAATGGCTGCTGATAATAAAAGACTAGATAAACTTGGCCTCGTCCTCGACTCAGATCCTAGAAATCAGAATAAACAAATAGGAAGTAATAAAGGAGGTGCAAATTGAAAATACAAACACGTAAAGTTAACCTACCATCATTAAATACCAGGGCTAGTATTTTACCCGAATCGATTAACAAGGAATCCCGTACTACTGAAATCGTATGGTCAACAGGAGCTAAGGTGTTTAGATCATCTTTTCTATCTGAGAATTATTATGAAGAGCTGTCACTTAAACCTGAGCATGTTAGGTTGGATCGCCTAAATAACGGAGCCAATCTCCTCAATAACCATAACTCAGGTAATCTATCAAATGTTTTAGGGGTCGTTGAACAAGCTAGAATCGATAGTAATAAAGGAGTTGCTAAAGTACGTTTCTCTGATCGTAAAGACGTTGACCCGATATGGGATGATGTCTGTAACGGTATTCTTCGAAAAATATCCGTAGGCTATAGAGTATATAAATATGAAAAGATCGAAGATGGTGACGGTACTATTCCTGTTTATAGAGCTATAGACTGGGAACCTCATGAGCTATCTATAGTAGCTATACCTGCTGATGATGGAACAACTATCAGAAGTAATGATACCAGTAATAATGAATGTCAAATTATATCCAATAAACAAAATAAGGAGGATGTTATGAAACTAACAGATGAGAAAAAGCCTAAGGATCCTGACAAATCGTTTAACAAGGCTAAAGAGGAAGAAAGAAAAAGAATAGCAGAAATTAATAGAACTATTCACATTGCAAAATTAGATCCTGAAATAGCCACTAGAATGATTGATGATGGTATCCCCGTTGATCAGGCTAGAAAAGAGATTATTGATTTACTAGCTAAACAAGATGAGAAAACGCAGATTAATAACCAAGTTAGATCCGGAGATTTGGATGAAGTTAAAACCAAAAAGCAAGCAGTAGAAAATGCTCTTTTAAACAGATTTAACCAGTCCAAGTATGAACTAACAGAGCCTGGTAGATCCTACCGAGGTATGTCATTAGTTAGACTAGGAGAAGAGTTTGTAGGTAAAAATGGATATAGTGGCTCAGAGATAGCATCAAGAGCTTTATCTACATCTGACTTTCCCTTAATCTTAGCCAATGTAGCAACTAAAACCTTAACAGATGCTTATAAGACCCAGCCACAGACTTTTTTACCACTAGTTCGTATTGTTGAGCTGCCAGATTACAAACAGGTGACTAGACTGCAATTTGGTGATGCCCCTTCATTAGAAGAGGTCAAAGAAGGTGGCGAATATACTTTTGGTAAAATTGGTGAAGCTGCTGAGAGCTATAAACTAGCTAAGCATGGCAAAATGATAGCCATCACTGAAGAAACTATTGTTAACGATGATTTGGATGCCTTTACCAGAATACCAGCTATGTTCGGCTCTTCCGCTGCAAGATTAGAATCTAAGCTAGTATGGGATATCTTTTTAAATAATCCCTTTATGGCTGACGGGCTTGGATTATTTGATTCTAAACATGGAAATAAAGCCAATCCAAGCGGTATAAATGAAAACGGGCTTAACCTTGCTAGGGTTTCCATTAGAAAACAAAAAACCTTGGACAAATCAGATGTTTTGGATTTGGAACCTCAATATTTAATTGTTGGTCCCGACAAGGAAACGGAAGCCAAGAAGATGTTAGCTAGTCAAATTAGACCTACAAAATCTGGTGATGTAAACGTTTTTGCAGATTCTTTGGAATTAATAGTGGAATCTAGAATTAGTGGTAACAAATGGTTTGTTGCTTGTGGTCCTAATCAAATAGATACCATTGAACTTGGTTACCTTTCAGGACTCAGAGGCCCACAAATCTCTACTAAAGAAGGATTCGAGGTAGATGGTATTATGATTAAATGTAAACACATAGTTGCAGCTAAGGCCATTGATTATCGTGGTCTTTATTATAATCCAGGCACTTAAGGAGGTATATTATGAGAAATTACATACAAAAAGGAAATACCATCACCTGCAAAGCTTCTATAAATGGAGTTAAAAGCGGTGATGTAGTGAAAGTAGAAGATATTTTAGGTATTAGTGTTAATGACGCAATCCAAGGAGAGGAAGTTGTTTTAAATCTAGCTGGTGCTTATGAGTTATCTAAGGCTCAGGTGGAAATCAAACAAGGTCAAAAGGTCTATTGGTCAGAAAGCAAAAGCCAAATTACTACTACAGCAACCGGTAACAACCTACTTGGTATAGCAATGAACAACGCTGCCAAGGAAACCCCCTCCATTATAGTTCGTTTAAACGGATCATTTTAGGAGAATCTTGTGAGCTGGACCGATATTATTAAAGGAACTAAAAATATTATCAGGGATACCTTTGGTAATAAGATAATCTACGAACCAATATCCGGTCCTCCTGTTCATATACAAGGCATTTTTAAAACCGTTCCAACTCAGATTAATGACGGTGAAGGTTTATCTGTGATATCCAATCAACCCGTACTCTATATTATGCTATCTGATCTATTTAACAGGCCCATACAAGGAGATGTCGTTACTATTAAAGGAAATAATTACCAAGTAACTCATATGGAAGAAGATACAGAAGGTGGAGCCAATTTATATCTGCACAAGCTATGAATAAAAGAAAAGAAATCAGAAATAAAATACTTGAGATACTTAAAAATAAGACTAAAGCCAAAGATAGAGTTTATTCAAACAGGGTTATTCCTATTGGTAGCTATCAATTACCGGCAATTAGTATTTATACCAGATCGGAAACATTACGTATAATCAACGATTCACCAAGGCAATTTGAGAGAACCCTTCAATTAGTCGTTGATATTGCTGCTAGCGCTACCAATGATTTAGATGACATTATTGATGATTTGGCTATTGCGGTTGAGAGGGTTATGGAAAATAATGAAGCTCTGGATGATCTGTTTAGTGACATTACATTGATCGAGACAGAAATTGGCCTTGATTCTAATGCTGATAAGTTGATTGGTATTGCTAGTTTGGTGTATGAGGTGAAGTATTGTACTGAGGCTGAGTTTCAAAAAGTAAATAATCAATTAAATAATATAAGCATAAATCTACCCTCTTCATAGAAAGATCAGAATAACCTCTATGAGGAGGTGTTCTATGAAGATAAAAATCAAACCAATCAAAAACCTAATCGTAAGAGATCCGATTACCAAACAACCCTTACCGAATAAAGGTATCTATGTAGAACTTAACAGCTATTGGTCAAGAAGACTAAAAGATCAAGACGTTATATTAATCAGAAGGAGAACAAAATGAGCATTACTTTCAATGAGATACCCAACAATCAAAGAGTTCCCTTTGTAGCTGTTGAATTTGATAATAGCAGAGCTGTTCAAGGATCTAGCCAACAACCTTTTAAAATCCTTTATGTCGGTCAAAGATTAGATACTGGGAGTAAAAAGGCATTAGAGTTAACAAGAATCACTAACCAAGCTGAAGCCACTAAATTCTTCGGCAGTGGTTCAATGCTTTGCTCAATGCTATCAGCTGGACTTAAAGCAAATAACGTAATTGAAACATGGGCTATCGCATTAGACGATAATCCAAATGGAGTACAGGCAACCGGATCTATTGGGTTTGAAGGCAAAGTTACAAAAACTGGAACCATTACATTATATATAGCTGGTAACAAAATAGAGGTCTTGACATTAAAGAGCGACACCCCGTCAACTATTCTTTCCAAGCTAAATAAAGCCATTAATTACAATGCCAATTTATCTGTAATATCATCGGTAAAAGATCGATTACTCCACATCACCGCCAAACATAAAGGTGAAAACAGTAACTTTATTGGTCTGCGCTTTGGTTATTATGATGAAGAATTACCCGAAGGAATAACCTCTACTATCAACCCAATGTCTGGAGGTACATCTAACCCAGATATTTCCCCCATCTTCCCTCTTTTAGGTGATGAACAATATAATATCATCGTAATGCCCTATACTGACGCTTCCAACCTGAACGTAATAGAAACCGAATTAACAAGCAGATGGAGTGCGACCAGGCAAATTGAAGGACATGCCTTTAGTGCTGCCAATTTATCTCATGCCAGGCTAGCTACTTTGGGTAACAGTAGAAACTCAAAACACTTGAGCCTAATTCCTACTTACAAAATGCCACAAACTCCAGAAGTAATAGCATCAGTAGCAGCCTCTATATCTGCCTTTCATTTATCAATCGATCCAGCAAGGCCACTGCAGACATTAGAACTACCAGGAATACTCCCTGCTAATCAAACTGATCGATTTGATCTTATGGAAAGAAACTTATTACTGTATGACGGCATATCATCAATTAAGGCAACTAGTGGTGGTAAGGTTGCTATTGAGCGGATTATCACTACCTACAAAAAGAATAATCAAGGAGCAGATGACCCAAGTTATCTGGATATCAATACTCTATTTACTCTCTCTTACCTACGATATGACTTTAGAAACTTGTTTCTTCGTAAATATGCCCGACATAAATTAGCTGGTGATAATGCTAAATTTGCAGCGGGTCAAAAAGTTATTACTCCCAAGGTTGCAAAAGCAGAAGCTGTATCTTGGTTTAGCAGAATGGAAAAGAAAGGTCTGGTTGAAGGATTAGCTCAATTTAAAGAAGATTTGATTGTAGAAAGAAACGAATCTGACCCTAATCGGCTAGATTTCAAGCTATCACCAGATCTCATTAACCAGGCAAGAGGCTTTGCTGCCCAATTTCAATTTCTAATTTAGGAGTGCGTTATGAGCTTAAGAATAGGAGGAAAGATTTATTTAAAGATTGATGGTGAGTTACTTAGAGCCAAAGGAGCTTTTACTTATGGACTTGGTAAACCTCATAGAGAATCGGTAATTGGAGCCGATGGAAC